AGTTTAATTCCAGTGCATTTATCTTACGTCAAAATGGCTCTTTTCAATTCTCGTGAGATTATCAACCAATACTCTCCAAAGTCAAACACCATCACCTATCTCATGAACATGACAGAATTTCATCAGTATACCGGACTGGTTCCCGACGAACAAATCAACTTCTACGTTATCAGAACCCCTGCGGACTGGCTTACTGTTGAAGACCAACCTAGAACCGGTATAACAGTTATGTGTCAAGGGAATGGGACGACTTCTATGCTACGAGCTTTAATAAGAAAGGCAATTTTTGTTGTAACGACGGACGCATTGCATGAAGAATATCTCGTCAGCTTAGAATCGATTCAGGTAGCGGGAACGAGCATTCGTACTTTGCAGGTACAGGATCATGATACTCTGGATTTTGTAATTCAATCTACCATTAATGGATATTCTTTGTCTCAGATGTTGGAGGTACTGAATTTCAAAAACTATCTGATCAGCATCGGAATACGGGTTGAGAAATTGGTGGATACGGCTATTCCTCTTGTGTCTAATGGAAATGGTGCTTCACAACCAACTACTGAAGTGGCTGCTAATGGAACTCCACCGCCTCAACAACAGGTGACAACTCAAAGCCCGATTCCTTTATCATCCACCCCATCTGAGTCGGAAAGGCAGGTTAATTCTTCTCAACAACCATTGGAGAATTTTAGTAGTTTAGGACAAACATCTTCTGATCAACGATGGGCTGAAATGGTACTGAATGATGAAGAGAATTTGGATCTAGTGAACCAAGTCATGAGTCAGGAAGAGGATACTCCGACTAACATCCTGGTAGACCAACCAGATAACCTGAATAGATTGTTGGAGATGCGGGTAACATCAGGGGAACGAGAGACACCGGTTCTGGAAGCTGTATGCGGTTTTAACACCAATCCCTCACCTGATGTGAATATGCAGTCTGTTTCATGCAATGATGATTCTAATCCACCCACCAACATGGATGCTCAAGCCGAGACCCAGGAGCAGGAAAACGACAGCGATTCTTCTAGCTCATCATCAACCGGAAGCGATGATAAGGATAGTTCGAGTTCAAGCAGCGGCGCATCATCGTCCAATTTCTCGATAGATCCAGTCAGCGATATCGTGAAAGTGCCGAAAGATGAGTTTGATGTGGCTCGTTGGCGTATACAATCGATATTTGGGGAGATGACTCCGTTCGAGCTGAGCTTTGAAGTTGAAAGTGATGATGAGGATATACTGTGTGAAGGAGCTGCCAGCAGTATTAAGCGGGATATTTTTAAGAACGCTGCTTTAGGAAGTGTGACAAAAGTGCAAAGAACTGAAGTATCAACATCTGGAAAGCGCAAACATTATGGCGTTGTGCGAAGGGGACAATGTTCTAAGGCGGCTAAGATCGTGATGTCGAATGTGAAATTGGAGAGGGATTATGGGATGGATAACAGAGCAAGGAGTGCATTCAAGAACTTCTCAAGCAGTATGGTTGAAATGATGGACGTTTATGTGCAAACCGGAGCCCATCGGACCATAACTAAAATTGATAAAATACTAATTAATTCGGTGAAGTGGTACAGTCGCGTAATATTAGTAATACCTTGTGGAATGGATGCATTAGCAAAGATATGGGACAAGGTACTACCAGGGAACGTTTCGATGGTGTGTGAGGAAACAAAGACGAAGATGGAAGCTTGCATGTGGTCGCTTGATCCTTCAGGGAGTAGGTTTAAGAGTCAGGATTCAGCTGCAGAAAGGATGGCTTTTACTAGTGAGATGAGAATCATTGCCGACCACTACTCTACACCATCAGCTGCTGTGACAGGACCATTTTACTTGACACAAAAGGATATGTGGACACGTGGAATCCTTTTAACTTTTTGCGCGCGGGGGTAATCGTATGACTTGGTGAGTCGAGGATGGGCGTAAGGTAGGTGCTGAAGGCAACGGAATTAGCGAATAC